CTCCTGCGCCGCCATGCCCAGTCCGACCGTTTCGCGCATCATCTCGATTGCGGAGCGGCCAGACAGGCCATCCGTGGAGTAGCCCATCAGGTGCCAGACCTGCCAGTCGTATAGGTCCTTCATTTTTCCATCCGGCAGGTATGTTTGATAGTACAGATCCCCGTCTTTGGTTTTCATGGGTTTTGTATTTGACGGATTAAGCGGCCACAATGCGACCGGCTCCATATTCGCGTTAAACTCGATCTCCGCATAGAAGTTCCCCCACAGGAGCACATGCCCCATCATGGTCTCGCGGAATACCGAAGCGGTCATCATCGGATTCGGCTCGCGCATGAGTCTATCCACAGGGTGGTCTCGCGCTATTTCCCGGCCATTGTCCGTGCGCTTGTACAGATGTACCGGCAGCGCGCCGATGTCCTCCGAGATTATCCGCACACAGGCAAACACGGGCGCGAAGGTCATCGCCCGATCCTCCGTCACCGTCACGCCGGAATACGAATCTCCACCCATATACACGATGTTTCCGGTCGATAGCGGCGTACCGCCAAATAAAGCGCGGGCGGCCAGCTTCGCCCTGTCAAGAAAATTCATATCACTCTAAGCCCCCTACCTTCATATACCGATACCGGATTTTGCATCGCCACGGCCATCGCGTTAATCCATCCGACCATCACGTCGATGCGGTTGATCGATTGTTTTTTTGTCGGCCGGATATTTGCGTTATTGTCCTGCAAGCAGCGCACATTGCCGAAGCACCACCGCGCGCACGGGTTTTTTTCGTGCGTCATCTCGCCTTTACGGAGCAGGCGCTCGATCTCTTTCATCGCTGGCGACATCCCGCCGAACGTCTGCGGCACCTCGACAACATTAATTCCGTCGTAGATCAAGTGCTGCGTCAGCATTTGGCTATTCCACGGGTCGGGGCCCAAGACTTTGTATTTGTATAAGTTTTTCGCCTTGTTTTTGATGTTGCTCTCGATCAGATCATAATCAATCGCGTCGCCCTCTGTGGCAATCACAAACCCGTCTTTAACCCACTGATCCATCGGCACCTTGTCACGATCGACGCGTTCCTTGATCTTGTCGCGCGGCACATACGGGTCAAATATTACATGCCAGTGCGTCAGCCATCCTTGTGGCGGAAAAATGTTGACCTCGGCGGTCAGATCGGTTGTTGAGGACAAATCCAACCCGCTAAAGCACTGCAAGCCGACCAACTTTTCTCGCGGGATCACCTTGATTGTGTTGTCAAACAAGGTCAAGGGCAGCCAGCCCAGCGTCTTGACTGATATCCACTGATTGAGCCTTAGCCAACGAAAAAGACGCTCGCCGCCCTCTGATTGTTGAGCGTTAAGCGCCTCTTGCCTTAGTGTATCGATTTGGATCGTATGTCCGAGTGACGGATTACACTTATACCACAGCGCCTCGTCGTATATGTCAATTTGATCAATTTCGTCTTGATCGTCCGGCATCCCATAGATAACGGGCATCCACACTGGGTCAATCAGCTCGCCAGTCAGTATCTTCCGCGCCTTTTCGTGGATTTCCCAGCCGATAGAGGCGCGATTCGGGTCATCTCCCGCTGTGGTCAAAACAATCCAAACCGGTTGAGCGCGAGCAGAACCTGCGCCGAAGGTCATTACATCCCACAGGTCGCGCTTCGGTTGCGCGTGCAGCTCATCAAAAATCACGCAGGAGGGCTTGTACCCGTGTTTTGAAAATGCGTCCGATGACATAACCTTAAGGATCGATCCGCTTTTCGTGTGCGTTATTGTCTTTGTACTGCGCCCAAGCCGGCACATACCGGATAGCGCCGTGCTGCTCTCCACCATGCCCACAGCGGCTCTGTACGCGATGGAGGCGTTCTCTTTGTCCGCCGCGCACAGGTAAACCTCGCCGCCGTTTTCGCCGTCCGCTATCAGGTGATAGAGAGAGAGGGCGGCGGCCAGTTCTGTCTTGCCGTTTTTCTTTGGGATTTCCAGATACAAATACTGATACTGCCTGTATCCGTCATCTTTTAGCTCGCTGTAAAAATCTCCGACAATTCGCCGTTGCCACTCCAGCAGTTCAAACGGCTTGCCCGCCCACTTGCCGTCAGTGTGCTTTAAGCACTCGATAAAATCGCAGACAAACCGCCCCGCCCGCTCGTCACGCACGGCTCCTCGACTCCAACAGCCTCAGCATTGGATCGTCCTCTTTTTCCTCTTGCTTAGGCATTACCAATCGGCAGCGTGACGTGATGGACAGCCCAAGATCGTTGGCGGATGCGCGGCACTGTTTGAATGCCTTGTCCTGAATTGTGGACAATTTGCCAATCGCGTCCACGTCTCCTGTTTTACTGGCCCTTGCAAGACTGGTGGTGTAATTGAGATATAGCTGCTTAGACAATAGATACCGCGCCAGCGCGTCCGCGTCGATATCGGCCAGTATGCCGATCTCAATCAGGCGCGCGGCAATCTGCTCAAACTCGGCGCGCATATCCTTAGACAGGTAATCAGGCGGAGTAACATGGTCGGTCTCCACAGTTACCTCGCGCCGCATCCGCTCCCGTATCTCGTCTTTTGTCAGGTGCTTGCGCCCTTTTGCCTGCAGTAATTTGATCGGCTGCCGCTGTCCGGCCATGCTTGTCACCTCCTGCTGTCTTTTTAATGATTTTTTTGAGGTAGTCCTCGCGTTCTTGCCACTCCATATCGCGGATCTGCCCGCGGATGCTCTTTATTGCATGCTGGGTCAACCGCCCGTCATCATAGAGCGTTTTAAGCACTTGCGCGTGCTCTGGCGACATTCTAGGCATTTAGCACCGCTTTCTGTCCGGTCAGGGTTTCCCAGCGCTTTATTATGACGTCGCAGTATTTGGTGTCGAGTTCCATCATGTAGCAGCTGCGGTTAAGCTGCTCGCAGGCGATAAGAGTCGAACCGGAACCGCCAAAAGGCTCGACCACGATGTCGTCTTCGTCGGTAAAAGCGACGATGTATTCCGATGGCAGCGCCACAGGGAAGGTGTCAGGATGCTCGGCTCGGATTTTGCCCTTTTCACTGAGCTGCTTTGTGACCGACTCAAGGCTGGTTTGCTCCGGCAGCTCCAGCAGGCTCTCCATCTTTTTGAACGCGCCGGTTTCATTGCCGCGCCGCGCTATGCGAAAGGAGCCGTCCGCCTGACGGATTTTGTTGTAGCGTCCGCCGGAGTAGATGCTGGCTTCCTTTTTGCGCCATGTCGGATTGACCGGCACAGGCTCTTTGCCGAAGCAAAATATCCACTCATGCCGAATCGGTATCATGGCTTTCTGCTGCCCGACGCTGCCGCAGGTCAGCTTGTCCCACACATTCCACGCCAGCAGCTTCAGGCCGACTTTCTTCGCCGTATCGATGTAGGCATTCCAGTATGGATAGATCTCGCCGCCCTTGCGCTGGATGCCGAGGTTGACTGCTTGTAGCGCCGTGAACGGTTCGTAGCAAGAAATAAACTGCGCGATGCTTTCAACAGACAGGTCTTTACCACCGTTGTACTCACGCATATCGCTGTATGGCGGCGAGGTAAAGAGTAACTTGCTTTTCTGCCCGTCCATAAGCCGAGTGACATTGCTAATGTCCGTACTGTCCCCGCACATCAGCCGATGCCGTCCGAGCGTCCATATATCGCCCAGCTTTGTAACCGGTTTTTCGATTTCCTCCAGCGCCTTGTTCGCGTCAAAATCGTCCTCGACTAAATCATGTGGTAAATTTATCTCAAAACCAAACTGCCCCATGTCCATCAGCGGCGACAGATCTGCAAGCAGCGCGTCCAGCTTCGTCATATCCCAATCGCCCTGCGCCTTATTTAGCGCTGCGTTGGCGGCTTTTTCGGTTGTCTCGTCGTAGTCGACAATAACGCACTCGATTTCAGTTGCGCCTTGCGCCTTTAAAATCTTAAACCGCTGATGTCCGCCTACGATGTTCCCGGTCCGCTTATTCCAGATGATCGGGTCGATATAGCCAAACGTGTCGATGCTATTCTTTATATGCTCGTACTTCGCGTCGCCCGGTTTTAAGTCTTTGCGCGGGTTATACGGTGCCGGATTAAGTTTATCGACCGGAATCCTCTCGATCCTCATTTATTGCCTCCTTGTTAAAAACTTTTGGTGGGGAGAATTTTGCTCGTTTCGCTGGGCGCGTGGC